AATGTGACGGTGAATTATGTGTTTTAAGGGAAAATCCCAAAAATTGAAACCCTGAAAAACAAAGGGTAAAATGCTTATTTAATACCTTGACATAAACATATTTTTGTAGTACGATGAGGTCGAGGTGATAAACATGAGTAAAAGAAAATTTTTCAGAAATAGGGAATGGCTATATAAAAAGTATTGGGAAGAAGAATTGAATTTACGCCAGATAGCAGAAATATGTGGAGTATGTAAATGTACAATAAAATTTTGGTTTAATAAATTTGACATTCTACGAAGGTCTGGCAGTGAAAGCAAGATGGGAAAGAAGAATCCAAATTGGAAAGGTGGAATAATGCATAAGAACGGATATGTATTTATTCGCCAATCTAATGGAGAGTACAAAAAAAAGGCTGTTATAGTGATGGAAAAACATTTAGGGAGGAAATTAACCCCAAGGGAATTAGTTCATCATAAAAGCGAGGTTAAAGATGATGACCGCATAGAAAATTTAGAGTTAATAAGCAATGAAAGACATATTCATTTGCACATGAAGGGGAAGAAATATAAGAGAAATTGTTTAAGTTTAAAAGAGATAAAAAAATAAAATGTGATATGTCCATGGGGCTGGTATACGCATGGAAGGAAGAAAAAAAATGAAAGCTAAATGTTTGAATTGTGGTTTAGTTCTTGAGAAATGTTTATCTTTGAAATGTGTCTGTCCTGAATGTGGTGTTAGCAATTGGGGTATATGTATAAACTACGAAGATACAATGATGGGATTAACAATGAAGGCAAGAGATAAATGTGACAGAGAAAGTCTAGAAAGGTTAAAAAAATTATTAGAAGAAACTTACTTTCTGTCGAAGTATTGGTTAGAAAAAAACGGATATATGTACTCTGAAAAAATGGGTGTTCCCGAGAATCCTTATCTACCAGAAAGTTATGTAAGGATTATGAAAAAAGAAGAGGGATTGGCTTTTGAAATATTCGAGTATTTTAATGGAAAGAAAGTTCAAGTCCGCAAAATCTATCTCAATGGCCATATAGAAGGATTTAAGGGAGATCCCTGCATTATTAACCATATAGCACCTAAAATCTTGGCTCTTAAAGCCATTCTAAAGCAAATGAATAAAGATTATAGAGACCTTATAGAAAGACATTTGCTTGCGGATTTACCGATTGAAGAAGTAGAACTTAGCAGATTATATCAATCACAATTAGAAAGGATTATGAATATTGTCCCTACAATTTGATTTTCAAGAAGAAAGAGAAAAAGTCACGTTTACAGAAAAGCAACTCGTTGCCCTGAGGATACTTAATAAAAAGGGTGTCCGAGGTCTGTTATTTGGCGGAGCAAAGGGTGGAGGCAAATCTGTACTTTTATGTAGGTATGCCTGGTTATATTGCAAGTCGATCATTAAATATTTTAATATACCGGTTTTGAGAAGTCCTATACCATTGGGATTTTTGGGGAGACTTCAAGGAGTAGATTTCGATGATACCACACTGGAGAGCTGGAAAGAATACATACCGGAAGAAGATTACAAGATTAAAGAAAAAAATAAAGAAATTATCATTGAGAATAGAGTTAAGATTCAATATGGGGGATTGGATAATAAAAAGGTAGTCAAAAAGTTTAATAGTGCCAATTATGGTTTTTTCGCTCTGGATCAGGCCGAAGAAATTGAAGAGGATAAGCTAACCGAGTTGAGGTTGACCCTCAGAAGGAACATAGGTGGAGTTCCTCTGCCATTTAAAGAACTCTATACCGCCAATCCAGCGGATTGCTGGCTGAAGGATGAATTTGTCTTGGGCCATAATAAGAGATTCGTTTTTCTTCCTTCCTTACCTTCAGATAATTCTTTCTTACCTCCCGACTATGTTTCAAACATGGAGTATACTCTAAGGAATAGACCGGAATTGTTAAAAGCTTACCGTGATGGAAGTTGGGATGTCCTCGCCGGTGCGGATATTGTGATACAGGACAGATGGATTGATAGGGCAGATACAAACAGGTTTCATAAGCCGATAAGAAGGGTTATCGTGTGTGATGTCGCAACTTATGGAGATGACGAAAGCGTAATTTTTTGCATGGAAAACTCCAACATCATAAAATCAAGGATATTCGGTAAAAAAGATGAGTATTATATCGCTAATGAGATGGAGAATCTGGGTCTTGATTTTAAACCTTCACTTTATGCAGTTGATAGTATAGGCGTAGGAAGCGGTGTTGTCTCAATACTAAATAATAAAGGGTTGCCTGTCTTACCCATAAATGCTGCGGAAAAGCAAGAATCTGGGGTGCCTAAACAATTCTTGAATAGAAGGGCTCAAATCTGGTGGAACGCAGGAAATTTGTTTAGCAGCAACGAGATAGAACTTCACCACAATGACCAAGAATTAAAGAGGCAATTAACCGTTCCACGCTACACTTACAAAGGCGATAAATTTATGATTCGAAGTAGAGAAGAAATCAAGAAGAGTTACGGAAGAAGTATCGACAGAGCGAGTGCTTATGTCATGGGCCTGTGGGGCCTTCAGTATTGTGAGGTTGAGCCAGAACAAAGTAAACCCGAAGACTTTTTTACTGAGGAAGATTTAAATTCTGATTTTATGTCAGCTTAAGATATACTTTACAAGAACCTTCTTTTATGATAAGATATTTATAAAAGGGGGGGATAATATGTTTAACAAAAAAGAATATATGAAACAATATAGAAAGGATAATGCCGAGCATATAAAAGAATACAACAGGAAATGGGAGGAAGATAATCCCGAACGTAGGAAAGAATACAGCAGGAAATGGTGTAAAGATAATTCCGAATATATAAAAAAATGTCAAAGGCAAAGATATTTAAAGAATCGTGAAAAAATGTTAAAGCAAACGAAACAATGGCATAAGGATAATCCTGAGAAAATAAAAGAAATTAATAATAGATTTTATCAGAAACATCGTGAGAAAATATTAAAATATTTTAAAGAACATCACAAAAATCATCCTGAAGTAAAGGAACAACGTCATAAGGAAAAATTACAATATATTCAGAATTATAAACTTTCCAAAGGTTGCTCAATTTGCGGATATAATGAAAATCCAGAATTATTAGTTTTTCATCATCCTGATAATGATAAAAAATTTGATGTTTCAATAATTGTTAATAAAGATGGCAGTTTAGAGATAACCAAAAAAGAAATGGATAAATGTATTATTCTTTGTCAAAGTTGTCATACAAAATTACATAATGAATTGAGAAAAAAGAGAATAGTTGACAAAAATTAAAAAAAGGTATATTAATAAAATTGTTAAAATCAAAATCAGATGAAGTTATAAAAAAAATAATTAGAGAATTAAGAAAGATCTTAGAAGAAAGCCCTGATTTTACTGGTGATATACACCTAAATTTTTATATGGGTGGTCTTGCAAATATTAATAAGACCGAGAGTCTAAAAATTAAATAATAATTTAGAGACGATCTAAAGGATCTCGGAAGAGATATCCTGCGAAGCTCTGATAACGGGAAACCGTTTTTCAGGGCTTTTTTTATTTTAGATTTTAAAGGGGAAAAATGGTAACGAAAATCTTAGAAGAAGAAACCAAAGAAGATACCAAAGAAGAATCAGAAACTGCTCTGGTAGGAAAACTTGGAAAGTTCTGGCGGGAAGCAGAAGAGGGAAATGCCAGTTGGGTAGATAGAGCTATCAAGAATTATGATTTTTATTGCGGGAAACAGTGGGACCCGAAAACCTTAGCTAATCTGAAAAAGGAAAGAAGACCTGCCCTCACCATTAACCATATCTTACCTACAATCAATCTTTTATCGGGGATGGAAAGAGAAAATAGAAATGATATCAATGTATACCCGAGAAAAGGTGGAAATCAATCTGTAGCTGATGTATTCACCGGACTATCTAAACATTCTATGGATCTTTCTAATGGTGAATTTGAACAGTCAATGCAGTTTTTAGATGGCGGAATAGGGGGAAAAGGTTGGATAGGTCTGGATATCTCTTATGAAAAAGACCCCATTAACGGAGATATCGTAATAGAAAGAAATTCTTCCTTTGATATAAAAGAAGATCCCAATGCCAAAACCTACGACCTGAACAAATCCGCTAAATATATAATCCGTTATTACTGGGGAGATAAAGAACAGGTTTATTTGCTCTATCCTAAAAAAGCGGAAGATTTAGAAACATATCTGGAAAGTTATAGCGGTCAAGATTCTTTTGAAATTAATCCAACAAAACAGACCGATACTGATATGCTAAGACCTTCTACTTATCGTTACCGTATAAAAGAAACCTGGTGGAAATCCTACAAAAAACAATTATTCTTGATTGATAAAACCAATCTTATGTTTATCCCCGTTCACAAGTCTCAGGAACCGGTTTTAGAGGCACTCCTTACCAAAGACCGGGAAATGGCAGAAAAAGAAAAAAGACCATTAAAATATAACACTACTTCCCGAATAATCCCGGTTATGAATGTAACTACTACTCTGGGAGATATTGTTTTAGAAAATATCGAAGATCCCTTCAGCGGATTAACTTTATTCCCCTATATAAGATTCTGCCCTTACTGGTCAGATGGTTACATCTTTGCGGTGGTAGATAATTTGATATCTCCTCAGGAAGAAATAAACAAGACCTCTTCCGGGATATTACATATATTGAATAGAACCGCTAATACCGGTTGGTTAAATAAGAAAGTACAAGGGGCAGTTACAAAAGTTTTAGAAACTTTCGGTTCAAAAGCAGGAGTAGTCATCGAATATGGTGATGTAAAGCCCGAAAAGATAGAACCTAACCAACTGCCTGCCGGACATTTTACCCATAAACAAGATGCAGTTAATAACATTAGAGTGATATCTGGTTTAAATACTGCCAGCAGAGGAGAAGGGGCTAAAGAAGAATCTGGTATAGCCATGCTCCGAAGACAGAAACAGGGAGCGGTTATATCAGAAGTAGTTTTTGATAATTATAAATTTACCCAACAGATCTTTGGTGAAACCTTAATAGAATTTATCAGACATACCAACGTTTATTCCCCAAGTGAAATAGCCGAAATATGTATTGAAGAAAAAATGAAGATAGATCCCAATCAGTTAGCTCAGGCAATACGTTCATTCAGAGTAGGCCATTATGGGATTAAAGTTTCAAGTCGGCCTTCTACTCCAACTATAAGATTGGCTAACTTTGAAATGTTAGCCAGACTGGCTGAATCTGGATTCCCGATCCCAATAGATATTTTATTAGAATCTATGGATATACCACGTAAGGAAGAAATGATTCAAAGAGTTAAAGCCCAGCAAGAACAACAACAGCAAATGGCTCAACAACAAGCGGCAAGAGGACAAACACCTAAAGGGAAAGCAAGTTCACCGCGCCAGCAAAGTTTGGTAGGCAGGGCTGTTTAAATATTAAATATTTCCCTACTCGCAGGGCAAAAGCGAGAATAACTCCAACCTCGGAGGAATATGAAAGGAGGGTTGAACATGGAAATTAAGGAAGAAGGGCAAGAAACCCAAGATAAAGTTACAGAAGAAAAAGCCTATACCCAAAAAGAACACGATGGGGTAATTAATGATTTGCAGAAAGAAAGACAACAACGTCACGATTCAGAATTTAAGTTTTCACAATCTCAGGCTCAAATGGAATCTCTCAGAAAAGAGAATGAAGAATTAAAAAGGAAGTCTGAAGAGAAAGAAATCAAAAAATCTGTAATCGAAGGCGAAGACGGAGATATCCTGACTAAAAAAGATGGTAGAGATATCGAAACAAAAGTTATGACAAGTATTGAGAAAGCACAAAAATTGGTAAAGGAAAGGGACGACAAAGAAAGATTGGATGCTAATTACCAAAAATCTCTTACCGCTGCTCGAACTAAATATGCAGATAGAAAAGATATAGGTTTGGATTTTGAAACAGTTCGCCAGGCTGCTCTCAGAAGAATTGGCGGTAGAAAATACAAACAACTGGATATTTATACTTCTGATAACCCGGGCGAAGAACTTTATAAAGAAGGTTTAGAAGACCCTGAAATGAAAGAGAAACTTGTATTAGTCAAGAACGATAAAATCCTTGATGACATGGGAAATCGTAAGGTAGACAAGAAGGGCTTAACCGGTGAAACGAAAAACTACGGATTCCATTTCTATACTATTGACGAAGTTTCTGCCATGAAACCGGAAGAAGCCTTAAAAGTTAAAAAAGACATAGATAAATCTATGTTGAAGTGGTAAAAATCCTAACTGCAAGGTAAGGCAGGCAATACTTCACTCCAAAGGTAAAGGGAGGGCAAACATAAAAAAATAATAAGAAAGGAGTGAGTTAAATGTCAATGAGAGACGCAATACCTGTAATTTTTGCGGCAACATTACTCGAGGAATTAAAGAACAAACTCGTATTTGGTAAGATTGCTTTCAAAAAACACAGCGGAGAAATAAAAGAAAAAGGCGATAGGATAAAACTAAAAGGCTATGGTGGAGTAACCATCAATGATTATAACCCTGGCGATCCAACCTGGGATGCAGCACATCCAAACGGTATTACTTATGAAGAACCCGAAGCTGCTGCTATGTTCCTGGACGTTGACCATGCTAAGGATTATGGTATAAAACTACACGATATTACCGAATTACAGAGTGACCCTGCTGCTCGTGAACATTATGCCAAAGAAGCTGGTTACGGATTGGAACAAGAAGTAGACAAATATATTGCTGGTTTATATACCCAGTCAGCATTCGGAAGTTATGTTTTAAAACATACTGGAATGACTACTGCACTTATAACCAGTTATATAGGTGAATTAGGGCTTCGTTTAAAACATGTGAATGTCGATGACAAATGGATTGCATTCCCACCCTGGGTAAGTTTAAAATTACAACTTGCCGGTATAGTTCAAGCTGAAGATTTAAAAGGCGAACTCAAAAATGGTTTTATTGGTAAGATATTACATTTCGATATGTATGAATCAAATAACTGTCCTGAGTTAACCCCGGCTACTGCTGGACGCAGACGTAATATCATTTCGGCTGGCTCTTACCAATCGATTGCCTTTGTTGATCAGATGACCGAGGCTGAAAGTCTTCGTTCACAAGGATACTTCGCTGATCTTATCAGAGGACTTCACGTTTGGGGCGCAAGAGTAATTAAACCAAAAGAGTTATTCTACCTCGATTTAGAAGAAGCACCTGAGATTGCGATTTAAAGTTAATATGAGGGGAGATATACTCCCCTCTGGAATTTAAAATAAATTAGGAAAGGAGAGAAAAATTATGGCTTACGTAAAAACTGTAGTTACCAATACTACTTTGGTAAGAGAAGAAATTGAAGCGATAGCTAATGTAGCTGCAACCGCTGTAGGTAAACTGGCAGCATTGGCGCTTACCTTTGCTCACGTTGCAGATGCCGGAGATACTATAACGGGGGCTGCTGGTATGGCCGCATTCAAGAAAGATACAAAAATAAAAGTTGTCGGTACAGTAAGTAATGATGGTATATATACCATTGGTCTTGCTGACCCAAGCGCAACAGTAATTACTTTGTTAAATGATGCAGATAATGTTTTAACTGACGAAGTGAGTGCTGCTACCGCTTATATATTAGGTATAGAAGAGTTTGTAATCACACCGACTAAAAGGAATGAACAAATAGTTATCGACATATATTATCCAACAGGAACTAGTTTAACTTTTAGTTTAGCACCTGGTGCTTTCTGGGCTGCTGGTGTGGCTTTAACCGGAGCTGTAACATTAGCATTACATAATTTGTTATTTGTAGAAACCGCTAAGTATTTACAGGCTGATGGGACAATGATATTAACCTTAATACCATTAGTTGCTGAAGCTCTTTTAACCGATGACGCTGCCGAAGTAGGATTATTCGAGTTACCATAAAGAATTGAGGGAAAGATGAAAGTCTTTCCCTCTTTATTTAAAAGGAGAGAATATGCTTAAAGAAAAAATTACTAAAAGGGAAAATATGCTTTTTTTTGGGGCTGAAAAGGGTCTGGTAGTCAATAGTAAAAAAACTCATAAGATAGTAGCTCGATTTAATGAAAATGGTAGTTTTGAAACAGAAGACCCGATTTTAATTGAAAAGTTAAAGCCATATTTCAAACACAAATTAAAAACTAAAAATAAAAGAAGAGGAAAAACCTTTGAAGAGATGTATGGAAAGAAGAAAGCAAAAAATATGAAAAGAAAAATAAGTAAGACTTTAAGAGATAAGGAAGTGATGAGTTAAATGGATAACCAAACTATAATTACTGCTGCAAAATTACTACTTGAAAGTCCTATTACAAAAACTGTAACTATATTAGCGGGGGAAAACGATTCTACTATTTTAGATAAATCTCGTTATAAAAATATTGCTATATTTCTACCTGATAATTGGGTTACTTCGGCAATAACTTTAAAAGGTTGTGATACTGTTGACGGAACTTTTAACCCGATAGTGTTTTCTGATGTAAGTGCGGTTACTATAGCAAGTGTTGCTAAAAATAAAGTTGTAGTATTAAGCGATTTAAATAGAGATGCAATAGCCTCTGTTCCATTTATTCAATTAGTATCAACGGAAGCTCAGATTACTGATGATAAGATTATTACTATTGTCATGACGAGGTGATGATATGCCTTACCGTTTGAGTAAATTAAAAAAAGGCAAGAAAAAATATGCGATGACTAATAAAAATACTGGGAAAACTTATCATTACAGTACTGCTGCGGCTCGGAAAAAAGGTATGAAAATGCACGAAGCATTTAAGCATGGATGGAAACCTACTGGGAAAGCTAAAAGAAAAACCAGAAAAAGGAAGTAGATGATTAAATGACTATTTTGAAATCTGAATTAATAGCGGTGGTCAATGAAACTTTAAATAGAAAATATGCGGTTGATGGAACAGACTTGGATGCTAAAATTACTTCCACGTTAAAAGATCTCAGTAAAAGAGGGAATTTTTTAACCGAAGAAAGCACTAGAGCAACCATTGCAAACCGGCCTTATTACTCAATGCCTGACCATTATAAAGACCGGCTGTTGATAATGCTTGATGATTATTACCCTCTTGAGTGGGAAACCTTCAAGAAGTATCAGGAAGAACGTTCTTTGAGTCCTGATGATACGAATTATCCTCAAGCATTTTGCAAGATGAATAAATTCTATTACTTGAGGCCAACTCCTGATTCGGCTGATTATACCATCAGGCAATTTTTTGCCTGTTATCACCCTGAAACATTTGTTATAGATGAGGAAACAATTAAAGCCTGCGACCATATTTTGTTTAATGACATTTATAGAAAAGCAATCGAATTAAGATTACTTTGGGAAGTAGCTTCAGGTTTAGGACGATCTAAAACAGCAAATGATTATATGACCTACTATGTTCGTGATGAAATTCCTTCCCTTTTAGATAATATAGACGAGGATCCGACAATTTGCGATTATCCCGAAGATTAAGGAGTAAAAAAATGGACAAACAATCTTTTGGTATATTTGCCACTATCGGAGGACTTAAGAAAGACTTCCCTAATATATTAATCAGTAAGGTATTCCATACCGATAATGAAAATGTGTTATTGAAGGATGGGGAAGTTCATCGCAGGAAGATGCGTTTACCTGATTTATTAGACGGTACAAGTGTCAAAACACAGACTCCCGATACTTACCCGATTATTCATTATCATCGTTTTGTAAAACGTTCAACAGGAGTAGAATACAGACTTGTTTTTACCAAAGCCCATATCTATCATTGGAATCCTACAAGCAAGGCTTTTGATGTGAAGTTTACCTGTTCTGCTGATTGTGAAAATTGGGAAACGGTAAATTATAACAATAAAGTTATAGCAACTAATAATGTTGACCTTGTTTTAGTCTGGGATACGACTGGTTATTTTATGCCTTTACAGAATACCACTCCAACCGACATAACAGCGGCAAGCAAAGAAAACCCCTGTCATATAACAGCGGCGGCACACGGTCTAACTACTGGAGATAGAGTCTTTATCAAAAATGTAGTTGGTATGACTGAGATAAACAATTTGCAGTTTGTAGTTACTGTTGATTCTGTTGATATATTTTCTTTAGATGGTATAGATTCAAGTGCTTATACAGATTATACATCAGGGGGAACAGTAGTAGAGTTTCAGGGGATTGAGTATGAAACTGGATTATATTTAACTAAAGCAAAATATGTTACTCCTTTTGAGAACTATCTTATTCTGGGTTATACCTACGAAAATGGGAATTACTATCCTCAGAGGATACGTTGGAACGATATAGGGAATGAAATCGAATGGATAACTGGTTATTCGGGAAGTGCAGAAGTGGGAAAGTCTGATTTTCTATCGGGTTTTGGTAAATATCAAGGCTTTCTAATTATCTTTAAAAAGGAAAGTTATTTTAGAATGTGGCCTATAGCGACTTCTTTAGTTTTTAATATGATACAGATATCTTATGAGATTGGTTGTTTAGCAAGCCATTCGATTGTTAATGATGATAAGGGAAGATTATACTGGTTTGCCTCTGACAAAACCTTTAAAGAGATATCGGCAGGAACGATATCAGGAGCGATACAAACCGATATTGTAGATAAAATATACGATACTTCTTTTAGTTTAATTAAGGGGGCTTTTATCGAAAAGACCGGGGAAGTTTGGTGGACGATACCTTTCGACAATGCTTTAAATAATAAAGTAATAGCTTTTAAAGAGGGGATATGGAATAAATTAAATTTATCAATTCCAGCGATTGGAAGTTACCATGGGGAGTAATATGAAGAAATTAATCATTCTATTAATTATAAGTTTATTATTTTTATCAGGTTGTGGTATATACAATCTTAATGGATTTATAATGCCCGATGATTTGGAATTTCTTGCGGTAGTAGAAAGTTTAGATACGCCAGAAAAGATTAGCAAATATATGAAAGAGAATTTTACTTATGAATCTCACAGCTTCTATATTGACCCCTATACACTTTGGAAAATCAAAAAAGGTGATTGTAACGATTTTTCAACCTTTGCTACTTATATTGCACATTATCATGGGTACGAAACATGGGAAATAAGAATAATATATGAGAAAACAAGTCATCGATTAGGTGTTTATAAAGAAGGAAATTATCTTACTTTTACCAGTAATCAGTATTATTACACTAATTACTATAATAATTTTTTAAATATCGTAAATTCGTATTGTTTATCTCATAATAAAGTTTGGAAAAGTTATGAAGTCTATAAATATAATGTGGAAATGATAAAAGAGGAATAATATATGGCTTATATTGATATAGGAAATTCCGTTGTAAATGGTGGGGGTTATCTAAACCCCAACTTTACTTTCATAGATTTGAACAACCCTGCAAATGGGAATGGTACAATAGTTAAAGTAAAAATTGACGCAGAACAAATTTTATCCAACGTTGAAGTGGGTATATTTTATTTAGTATCAGGAACTTCTTATACTACAAGAGACACACAAACTATCGGAACTGTAGGAGCGGGTATTACTTACCATATCGTTAACCTTACAGTCCAGACAGGGGATGTAATAGGAATATTCTTTACTGCTGGAACGGTGGACGCAAGTGCAGGATTAGGTGTTACTAAAGCTCGTTCTGCGTCAGGGGATAGAATACCCTGCACAAATATCAGTTTTCCTAATATAATCGAAAGATATATAGGAATTTACGGTCAAAGTGCGATAACAATTCCTACCGTTACTACTCAGGAAGTATCTGGTATAGGGTCAGTTTCCGCAACAGGCAATGGAACTATTACTGCCACAGGCGATGAGAACGCCGATATTAGAGGTATATGTTGGAATACAGGGGGTAATCCTACAGTAGCGAATAGTAAGTCATATCAAACAGGCAGTTTTGGCACAGGTAGTTTTTCCAGGTCAATGACTGGATTATCACCAGGTGTACTTTATTATGTAAGGGCGTATGCACATAATTCGGCAGGATATAGTTATGGTAGTCAAGTATCTTTTACCACTAATAAGACTATTCCCACAGTTACTACTCAGGCTTGTACTAATGTAACAGGTAACTCAGCTTTAGGTAATGGAACTATAACTGCTTTAGGTGGAGAAAACGCCACTATAAGAGGTTTTTGTTATATGGTAGGAACTTCAGGAGACCCTACTACTGCAAATAGTAAAGTATATGATTCAGGTAGTTTCGGTACAGGAGCTTTTAATAAAAGTATAACTGGAATAACACCAGGGACAGGATATAGGGTTAGAGCTTATGCAATTAATTCAATAGGTACAGGATATGGGACTACTGTTCAGCTTACTGCTGACAATCCGCCAACGGTTACTACTCAGGCAGTTACCGCTATATTATCTACTACAGCAACAGG